CACATATTATACTGCCTTTAACGCTAACATGGCGTTGAATGAAGCATTTTTAGAGACTGCAACGGTCAGAGATAACATTGTAAGGATCGCAAAGCAGTTAAATTACACTCCAAGGTCAATTAAGGCACCTAGAGCATGTGTAAAGTTGGTTGCACAGACAACAGTTGGTCTAAATGGCACCACTTTCCCAGAATTTGCCACTCTTAGGAAGGGTGATGTGTTTGTTGCAGACAATGAAAACGATAGTTACACCTTTGCACTCACTCAAGACATCCAAGTTTCAGTAGATACTGCTACTGGACAGGCAATTTTCGATAATGTCCTTGTTTATCAAGGTAATTTGCTTACTGCAAACTATACAGTTGACTATACTAAGAAACAAGACTTCGTTATTCCTGATGAAAACGTAGATACTGGTCTTTTAACCATAGATATCTCTCCAAGTGCTCAATCATCAGAGACTGATACCTATAGTCTTGCTGCAAACGTCACAAATGCCAATGCAACTTCCAGAATTTACTACTTGGAAGAGACAGATGACATGAGATACCGTCTTGTTTTCGGAGATGGATCAATTGGACGTAAATTAATTGATGGTGAATACATAAGAGTCACATATGTGTCCACTGATGGGGTTGAAGCTAACGGTGCAAGAGGTTTTGACTTCGTTGGTAACATCGTTGACAGCGATATGAGGGTCATTTCACCCAATGCTATAAAATTATCGACTAAAGATGCTGCTCAAGACGGTGAAGACCGTGAAACAGCACTCTCAGTCAAGTTTAGAGCACCTAGAGCGTATGCAACTCAGAATAGAGCAGTCACTGAGAATGACTATGAGCATATAGTCTCTGAAATATACCCCCAGGCAGCGTCTGTGACCGCCTATGGAGGCGAGAAACTAACTCCCCCTGTATATGGTAAGGTTTATGTTGCAATTAGACCAAAAACAGGAAATAAACTCAACGCAACGACAAAACAAAAGATTAAAAAGGACTTATTGAAGTATTCTATTGCTTCAATAGATCCTGTTATCATAGATCCTACAAGTTTCTACGTTATTCCGAAATCTTACGTCTATTATAACGGAAATGACACTAATTTAACTGGATCTCAACTTGGTACTAAGATTTTACAAGGAATTGACCAGTGGAATAAGGCAGGTATCAATAATCGCTTTAATGGACGCATAGATGGGTCTAAATTTGGTGCGATGGTTGATAGTAGCGACCCTGCGATCTCTGGTAACGTCACTCAGATGACTTTAGGTCAAAATCTTGACCAATTCACCTTTGGTAACGTGTTTACCCAGTGTTTAGACTTCGGTAACCCACTTTATGACCCTTCAAACTTCGCAGGTAGTCCAAAAGACGATGATGCGAATGGTGATGATGATGGAGATGGAGATGGAGGCACTAGTAAGTGTAAACCATCCTTCTCAACAGTAAAATCAGGCACATTCTATGCAACTGGTTATACTGAAGACCTAGTTAACCTAACTTTGACCGATGGAGCGACTGCTGTGGCAGTTTCTTCTCCTGGATTGTCAACAAACGTCACTAATCAGGTCTTGGTACCTGTAAATATTAGAGATGACGGTCAAGGTAACCTAATTCTAGTTACAACTAGAGATGAAACCGAATTAACATTAAATCCTTCTGTTGGAAGTGTAGATTATGCACATGGTAACGTCTGTGTCGGTCCTATAGCGATACAAGGTACCCCAGATGACACTGAGAGACTCCCTATCCAGGTTTTACCTGCTGGAGGGTCAATTGCGGTACCACCTGGTGTAGATCCAACAATCTTTAATCCCTCAGTCAATCCAATTGACTATACAATCAACGATGTAGCAATCCCCACCTTCGATCCTAATAACTTTAATGGTTATAATTTCGGTGACCTAGGGGGTATAAATATCATTGATTATCCAAGTGACTCATTCACTTATCCAGTCAGCGAATCCTGTTTCTAAGATAGATGCCGATTACGAAGAATATTAACGTCTCTGATAGGGTCGAAAATCAGTTACCTGAGTTTATTCGTCAGGAAGACAGACAATTAGTCAACTTCTTGTTTGAATATTATAAGTCTCAGGAAAAAACAGGTAGACCTTACGACATACTTAATAATTTACTGAGATATCTCGATCTTGATAGTTATACCTCAGATGAGTTATCAAGCTCAACTAGTTTGCTGAACGAAATTGGATTATATGACAAAAAGATAGAAGTTGAAGAAATAGACGGATTCCAGCGTCAAAATGGATCCTTGATGATTGATAATGAGGTAATTTACTATGAATCTGTTACTCGTGGTCCTGATGTTATTATTACTCCTGGGATCTCTTTTCCCCAGTTTAATAAGAAGAAGCAACAGCTAGAAAACCCATTTACACTGTTTGATGGTGTTGAAAACAACTTCCAACTAAGCTTTTTAGGTACTCCAGTCGCTCCTCCTTCAGCAGAGCACTTAATTGTGATTACCTACAACACAATGTTGGTGCCAAACGTAGATTACTTCATTGAAGGGTTTAATATACGTTTTGATAGTCCACCTAGAGATAGAACTGGTGCAGATGATTCAGAATTCACTAGATTAACATATTTGGTCGGATATTCCGATCAAACCATCACTGTAACGGATTCTATTCCATATCAGGAGTGGCAAAACACAAAAGAGTATCCATTACGAGTAAATGGGACTTCATACACTCCAACTTCAGAAATTGGATTAATTATTAATAAAAATGGTCGTTTACAAGTCCCTTATGAAGATTTTACCGTTTTTGAAGATAAAGTTGTTTTCAAAAATGAAATTGGAGCTGCTGACGATATCCATATTAGGTCTGTTGAATATATTGCTCCTTCTTACGGTTCAGGAGCAACCGCAATTGCTAAGGTTGCTACTGATGGGACAATTGGGTCATTAATCCCTAAAAATGGTGGATCTAAGTATAGATTAGACTTTGCACCTAAAGTTGTCATCACAAGTAATGATGGAAGAGGTGCAACTGCCAAATCACTGATTGGTGGTATTAAAGACATCAATTTAATCGATGGTGGACAAGGATATAACTCATATAACCCTCCAATCCCAATTGTAGCGTCTCCAAACGATCCTAACGGTACTTCTGCACAAATAAGTCTTACAGTTAACGATACTACTGGAATGGTCGATAGTTTGACCATTACTAACAGTGGTAGTGGTTATGATTTCATTCCAGCGATTTCATTTAAGAATCCTGGTGGTGCAGTCATCTCTCAACCAACAATTGACAGTGAAGGACGTGTTAACGTCGATTCCATCACTGTTAACACTATGGGTAGTGGATATAGCAATCCTCCTACAGTATATCTTGATCAAGCACCTGAGGGTGGTATTAATGCCACTGCAATCGCTAAAATCAACCAGGATGGTCAAGTTTACGAAATTCAGATTACTAACCGTGGTAGAGGGTATCTGACACCTCCTAGGACTAAAATAGTCGATCCTATCGGTGCTCAAGTTTTAGACGTTACTGTAGCATCTGGATCAGTCACAAATATCGAAATGTTGACTGGTGGACAAGGATATACCGATGCACCTTCAGTTTATATCGTAGATGACAGAAAAGACGGATATGGAGTGCCAATTGGAGGTACAGGTGCTTTAGCACAAGCAACTATCTTTAATGGCGAAATTACAGACATTAATATCATTAATTTTGGATCTGGTTACTCAGAAACAGAACCTCCCAAAATATACATTGCAGAACCTCGTGCAGCACGTTCATCTGTAGATGTTGGGTTTGATCAAGTTACTGGATTCGATATTCTCGAAGAAGGTGCAAATTATGCTCCTAGTGCCTTTTTAGGATGTGCTAGAGGTGTTTCTGGTCCTGTAGCTTATGATAACCTTCATAATGAGATATATGCTGGCGAAGCAGCTCTAAGACAGTCAAATCACCCAGCAGGGTCTTATGTAACCAATTTAGACTCTTTATTCATTAAAGAAGTCTTTGATAAGTTTAGAAGGCAGTATTTGCCGACTTTGGATATTGATTTTGCCAAAGTTAACCCAGTACAGGTAATTAAGAATATTACCGACTTCTATATCTCAAAAGGTACGAAGTTAGCAACTCAATACCTCTTTAAGATTCTATTTGGTGAAGATGTTGATCTTTACTATCCTAAGGATGAAATCATCAGTCCATCCCATGCTACTTGGGTTGTAGACACTATTTTACGTGCTGAGTTAATAGAAGGTGATGCTGTAAATCTTATTGACTCTCAAATCAACCAATATGCTGATGAAGTTGATAATTCTGTAACTGCTGCATCTGCGTTGATTGAAAACGTCATTACCATTATTGAAGGTACTGACACAATTTACGAATTAGCAATATCTGAAGAAACCCTAGTTGGTAGGTTTATTATCCCCTATAAGACTCGTCTTGTTGAGCCTCTTAGTCTAGATGGTCAAATTATAACGGTTGACAGTACTATTGGATGGCCCGAGAGAAATGGTACTATTAGGATCAATGATGAGGAAGAAGTCCAATATAAGGAGAAGTCCCTAAACCAGTTCATAGAGTGTACCCGTAGTAAGAATGGAATCGTCGAAGATTGGGATCCTGGTACCATAGTCCAGTCAGACATCTATGTCTACGTTAATAGAGGTACTTCAACAGAATGTAAGTTAAGAGTGTTAGGTATCGCTGAAGCAGGTACTACAGTTCTTAATGATACTGGGTCATATTACCTTCAAGGAGATAAACTAAAGGTAGCAAACCTTGGATCTACTGCTGAAGAATTAAGACTTCAATCTTGGTTATACAACGTTAAGAAACTGATTCAGGTTAATAACATTACTCCTGGTGGTGTTAATAACCAGACTGCTACTGTAGTTTGTGATAACCCTCACGGTCTACTAGTTTCTGACCAAGTTACAATATACGGTGCTAACCCTGTTGTATACAACGGCACATTCACTGTAACCTCTAGAATTGATCAGTTTACATTTTCATATCAGATAGCAGTACCAACAGAGATAGTACCTGGTGGTAATATTCTCTTATCTGTTGACCTCAACAGAGGTAAATCTGATATCACATCCATTAATAAGGTTGTAAGTGAATTTACTACTAACATACAGAATGCATTCTTCAACGATAACTATGTTTATGTTGCTGCTTCTGGTCTACCCAATTATAAGATTGGTCCTTTCACTGGGTCGGCTCTCATCCCAGGAAACCAAAGAAAACTCTTAAGATTCCCTAGACTAGTCCAGACAATCTCAGAACGTAAGACAGTTGATCCAGGAACACCTATTGGTGCTTGGATTAATGGTGTTTCTATATGGTCTTACAAATCAAGAGAATATATCCAATATGGTCCTTTAACATCTATCACTGTCACCAATTCAGGTATAGACTATGATGCTGGTGCTAAACCTAACGTAGAGATAACAGGTGGTGGTGGATCAAATGCTGCTGCTGAAGTTGTAGTTAATGGTAGTCTAGACTCCTTTGAAGTAACTGAAGGGGGATCTGGATATACATTCTCACCATTAGTTTCTATTGTTGGTGGTAATGGTAGCGGTGCTACTGCACAGGCAGTTATTACTGGTGGTAGAGTAACAAGAATTCTAGTAGAGCAACCAGGTAAAGATTATACTACACAACCTTTAGTATCCATCACAGGTGGTGGCGGTAGCGGGGCAACTGCAACTGCTAACGTTAGAGGTACTATTCAGAGTGTTAACGTAACAAACTTTGGTAGTGGTTATACTTCACTTCCTGCTATTAAGGTTAACTCTGGTGAAGGTGCTCTAGCACAACCTATCGTTATTAACGGTAGAATCGTTTCTATCGCTATTATTAACTCTGGTGAATCATATACAACAGCACCTACTGTAATCATTAATGGTGATGGTTTCGGTGCTATTGCTAAAGCAACTATTGGCACGATTGGAGAAGACAAAGGTCGTGTATTAGGAATAACTATCACCAATAAGGGTATTGGGTATACACAAGGTTTAACCACCGTTAGACTCGAAGCAGTAGGTCAATTAGCGACCTTTACACCTACTGTGTATCAGTGGAATAAGAACCTTGAATATGATCTTGACACTAAATTTGACAATGCAAGAGGTTATGTATTCACTGGATATAACAACCAGTTTGGTGGTGAATATGCTCACCTATCAGATCCTAAGGAATTAAGATATGTTGTTGGTGACAATGTATATTTGGATCCTGTAACACAGACATTTAAAGAATTAGAATCTAACTTCCAACACTCACCTATTATCGGTTGGGCGTTTGATGGTAACCCAATATATGGTCCTTATGGATATATCGATCCTACTGATGCAAATAGTGGTATTAGAAGGATGCGTACTTCCTTTAAATTAAAAGCAAACGTTGTATATGATGAAACAACTAATCCTAACCCTGCTAGGGTAGATGGTCCTCCTATATCAACATATGATGCTGGTACTTTTGTTGATGACTATTACTATGATTTCCAGTCTGGTGACTTAGACAACTATAATGGTCGTTTCTGTAAGACACCAGAATATGCAGAAGGCACATATGCTTACTTTGTAACTATCGATGCTAGTGAAGCAGGTCTTCCAGAATATCCATACATTTGTGGTCCTCAGTTTAACTCACTTCCAGATGATTGGAACTTCTCTCAGGTAGCAACACAGGAGAATATACCTGATGGTGTTGTCCGTTATAGAGACCCATATACTGATGTTGATATCGATGTTGATCGTCAACCAAACCAAGAGGCAGATGTCTTTACTACTGAGATAGAAGGATATCCTATTATCTTTGAAATACAAGACTCTAACAATGATGGTTTAATCGATGCTAATGAGCAACAAGAATTATTAGAGATGTCTGAAGAGGCAACTCTACAGATATATGATTACTTCCCAAGAGTATCTGCTGAGTCTAGAGTTGATATCGAAGTTGAGACAACTACTCAGTTTGAGAATGCTCAAATAGACGGATTCGTTGTTGAGAACCCAGGTGAATCATATCAGGTCAATGACACCGTATTCTTCGATAATGAAGGTACTGGTGGATTTGGTGCATCTGCTCTTATTGAATCTGTCCAAGGTCAGAATATTATTGGTTATCAGAAAGAGATAATTGGTGACCGTCCTTACGGTGTAATTACTACATCTCTAGGACATGAATTAAGACAGCAAGACGAAATTATTGTAAATTCCCGTCCTGTCATTGATAACACTAATAAAATCTTCAAAGTTAAGGTTGTTGCTGGTGTTGAGAGAATTAACGTTACTCAAGCAGGTACTGGATATAATCTTGACATTCCACCTACATTTGAGTTGATTACTGCATCTGGTGTTGATGCTGAGTTATCTCTTGTATTAGAAGGTACTGGTCAGATTAATGAGGTTAATATCATTAACTCTGGTAATGGATACGATGCTTCTAACCCTCCACAGATCAGAGTATCACATCCACAGCAATTTAAGAAAACTCGTTATTGGTTAACTGAATATAAGGAAGCAGCTGGTCAAGTTACTATACATCACTCAATAACTACTGCACAACGTTATACTTACATTTGTGGTAGTGTGCTTGAGGCAGATGGTGATCAAGCAGCAATTCTTGCCAAATTTGATGACCTAGGCCAGCTTATCTGGGAGAGAGATTTACTCCCTACTAATGGTGGTACTAAGAAGGCAGAATTCGTCAAGATGCATATTGATGATGCTCCTGAGAATGATATCATATATGTTGTTGGTCAAAGTTATGATCCTAACAATTCACAGTATAATCCTGATATTTGGTTAGGTAAGTATGAATCAGGATTTAATAATGCAAATGCACCTGATGGTGTCTTACTATGGCAGAAGTCAATTGCAGGTATCTCAGGTCTTTCTAGAAGGGACTGGGTAACAGATTTAGACCTAGACCAAGATGGTCGTATTTACCTTTGTGGTTATACTGATAGTAACTCACCTGATCCTAACGATATGTGGGTTATTCAGTGTAGTATTGATGGTGACCTTGTAGAAAAACGTAAACTTGCTTCTGCTGATGATTCAGAAGAAATGCATCAAATTAAGTGGATCTCAAATGATAGATTCATGTTTGTTGGTGTAAATGACCAAAATGATGACTGTATCTTCGGTGTATTTTTCTATGATGGTGCAAACATTGAAATTGACTGGATTAGACAAATTCCTACAGTTGGTGGATATGTAAGAGACCCAAGATTCATTATTGACAATTATGAAGATGTTATCCTGATTTGGAACGTTTATAACTCTGCTACTTCTAAATGGGAGAAAATACAGATTAATAAGTTCCCAGTTTCAACTGCTAACACTGCATGGACTTGGAGTAAGACAGTTACCGTTTCTGGTAACGTAGATTCCATTAAACATGCTGGAATCAGTTTAGACGTATTTGGTAACTACACATTAGTCACTGATGTCATAGAAGAGCAAAATCAGAGATATTCAGTAATACATTATCTCAAGTATGATGGTACTGTAATTAAAGAGACTAAAGTTGATGATACTGCTAATATTGGATTCCATACTAAGTGGCATACAGTTGACAACTCTGGAGACTGCATTCTTGCTGTAGATAGACAACAATCAGATCAATTAGCAGCATATCGCTTTAATGATGAAAATGATAGAGACTATGACTTTACTAAGCAAGATCTCGCAACAATGGCATTCCATACTACTGCGAATGCATGGGTTGACACTTCTATTCAGAAGTTTGGTGCTGGCTCACTTAAGTTAAGTGGTATCTGTCCTGTTAAACTTCCTGGTTTAAATCTTTCTGGTAAGGAGTGGAGTTATAGAGGATGGTTCTCTATGGCAACTGCTCAACATACTGCACAGAATACTAAACCATTATTCTTTGATATTACACCTACAGCAGGTGATAGTATACAAGTAGAATTAGATGGTGATAGCACAAGTGGTAACTATGAGAAGTTTGTTATTTACGTTAACTCAACAGAAGTTGCTTCTTCTGCTGTTGCTACTAACTGGACTACATTTGGTAGTGCTGCATGGTGTCATGTAACCTTCCAGAAGAGAGAAGAATCTCTTGGATTATATCAGTATGAGATCTTCTTAAATGGAAACCTAGTTTGTAACTATCAATCTACATCTGATATAAACGTTGCTGATGTAACCTTTGCTGGTAAGTATTCTGGTCCTGTAAGTGGTAACTCATTCATTGGTTGGATAGATGATCTTGTAGTTGATGATGTAGCACCATATACTACTGCATATAGTTTACCAACAGAAGAGATTCCTGTTACTACAAGTAATTCAGATTCTGCTCTAATTAAGTTTGATAGACTCCATGATAAGAGAGCATCTTATACTCTTACTGGATTGACCAATTGGTCTACTGTAGAGTTTAGTGATATTGAAACTCCTACTACCTGGGCTGATCTAAACGTATCTGCGTTTAGTCCTTGGGATCTAGGTGCTGGTGGTCTTCAGATATTAGATATGTCACAGGTCGCTGCAACCTTTATACCTGGAACATATAGCTTTACTACAACTAAGTCTGAGTATGCAACTAAGACTTCTACAATTCCATCACCTTTAGGTAAGACATTACAGATATCTGCTGATGTAATCAGTAAGTTCTATATCCGTGATGCTCTATATCAGAAAATTGATAATGTCCTTGAGTTTACATTTAACCAAGATGTTAAGTTAACTAAGGGTTCTATCATACAGCAATTTAATAGTGCTGGAGTTACTCAAGCATACGGCACAATCGTAAAAGTACCAACAGGCACTTTACTTAATCCTGGATTTGGTAATAAGTATGAAGTCGGTAAAATGTATGGTACATTCAACGATGATGATCGCTTTAGAACTGACGTTGCTGATGTAAACCAAATAGCAGGTCAATATTTCAATATTGATGAACCAGAGAGTCCTTGGCAAGCTGCTACAGTATATGCTCAAGGAGATAGAGTATACAGTGACAAGAAGATCTACGAAGCACTAGGTGCTGGTACATCTGGTACAATTTCACTTACTCATACTGCTGGTCAAGCAAGTGATGGTAATATAAACTGGGTATTCATTGATGATGCAGGTAAGTTTACTCTTGACCTAACACAACATCCATATCCAATGCCACAATATCAGGGTGGTGATATGCCTGAGTGGGACAACAACCTATTATATGTTGTTGGTCAGAGAGTAAGACATAAGTTAAATGTATATGAGGTAGCAAGTGGTGGTGCTGGTGTATCTGGTACAACTGCTCCAGTTCATACTACTGGTGATGCTTCTGATGGAAGTGTAACTTGGACATTTATATCAACCTCTGAGCCTATCAGTGATTACGCTAGAAACCTAGGATATGACTTAGGTAACAACTATACAATACAGATTATAGAGATCCATCCTGGTTCACTATACATTCCAGAAGACGTTATTAGTGTTAATGCTGGTAATATAACTGTTGCTGAAGATGAGAAGAGTGTAGTTGTTGGTGGATTAGCATCTGTTAAGAAGATTCGTGTTACAGCACGTTTAGAGAAAGATATTATTAGGACTGCAACTGCTCGTACTAAGTATGTCTATGCGACATCAAATAGTGCTCATAACTTCACTGCTGGTAGTATTATCTTTACTGAAGGATTCCAAGGCACTCAGTTTAATGGATCATTCTTTATTGATCAGGTAATTGGATCTAGAGAGTATACATTTGGTATTAGGGATACTGCTGTAAGTGACCCTGCATTTAATAACAATGCTATTAATAGTGTTAACATTTATGCAAAGCATCCAACATTAGAATTTACTAGAAACCATCAGTATGTCTTCGATGTATCTGATACTTCTAACTTCGGTTACTACCTATCATTCTCTCAGGATAACCAATACAAACTAGAATACTCATTTAACAACATTGAGAGATCTGGCACACCAGGTGTTCCTTTAGGTGCTGGTCAATATCCGTTTGTTAAATTCTCTGTATTAGGTGATGTAACTAATATCTCTTACTACTTCGATCCATCAAGACTTGGAGATGACTCTCCTGTTGGACCTCTATCCTTCATTGATGTTATTACTACTCCATTTGAAGGCACATTTACTGTTACTGAAGTACCAACAGATACTAGTTTTAAATTCCAATTATTAAAAGAGCCAGAGAGAAGCAACGCTGAAGTTGGCACTGACGAATTTGATCAAGTTTATTCATATTATTCAACTACTTCCACAAGAGCAGTTGGACCTATCAATACTATTCAACTGGTTTCTCCAGGTGGATTCTATCAGAAGTTACCTATCATTAGTGACATTGCATCCTTCAGACAGATTGAGAAGGTTGTAATCCTTGATGGAGGTACTGAGTATGCTCCAGGTGTTTACTATGATGTCCCTGTTGCAGGTGATGGTGAAGGTGCTAAAGCAACTATTACTGTTGAAGTAGATGATGAGGTTGGATCAGGAACTATAACTGGTGCTTCTGTAGCAGATCCAGGTAAAGGATATACTATTGCATCTATTGATATTGATGCTATTCCTGGAATCTTAGGTAACACACTTGCAGGTTCTGGTGGTGCGGTAAGTGTAATCATTCCTGCTGAAGGTACTGGTGCATCTGTATTCTTAACTGGTAGTAATATTGGTAAGATTAAGAGACTTAAGAATAATGAATTTGGTTTCGGTTACTCACATGACTATACCTTAAAACCAGAGATTACATTCCCTGTTAACTTACAACTCTTTAATACATCAATACTAAGTCAGATCAAGATAACCAACCCAGGTGCTGGTTATACTTCAACTCCTGCTGTTGTTATTGAAGGTGGTGGTGGATCTGGTGCTGAGGCAGAAGCAATTGTTAAGAATAATCGTCTTAGTGAGATTATCATTAAAAATAGTGGTGCTGGATATTCATCTGAACCAACGGTTACTCTAAAATCTGAATTCAACTATGTTGTTAACTTAGACCTTAACTATCTACAGTTTAACTTCCCACATGGTATTACTACTGGTGCTGAAGTACAGTTTAGGGCAGATGATATTGGTAGCACAGAAGGTGAATTACCAAAACCAAGTACCGCAGGTTTGACTCAGTTAGTCGCTGGACAGACTTACTATGCTATTGCTGGTGAGGTAGCAGGTTTAGAAACTGACCAATTAAGATTTGGTCTTACTTTACAATCAGCACAAGCTGGATCTTACATTACTTTCCTAACTCAAGGATCTGGTAGACAGACACTTTTAACTGAGGTATTCGGTGGTAAAGCAACTGCTGTTGTTGAAACCTCTAGATTCTTAGAAGGAGAAGAAGTATTCCAAGGATCTGCTATTGAGACTGCTTCAGCAATTGGTAAGGTATCTACTAACACTGGTTGGCAGATCGGTCCTAAGATTCTTAAGATCGTTGATTATACTGGTGATTGGGCTGCTGGTGAGAAGGTAACAGGTGTTATATCTAAAGCATCTGGAGTTATCGATAACTTCTCTATTGCTCGTGGTGTGCTGAATATTGGCTCCCTAACGAAGACACCAGGCCGATTTATTGATGACGTTGGTAAGCCTTCTGAGATAGTCCAGAAGATTCAGGATAGTTTCTTCTACCAGAACTTCTCATACGTTGTCCAATCAGAGATTCCTATTACTGAGTGGAAGACACAGGTATTAGAGAATAACCACCCAGCTGGTTTCAACATGTTTGGACAGTTACAACTTAGTGGTGGTAAGGACGTATCTGGACGTAAGATTGGTACAGAATTTACAAAGAAAGTTAATATACAAAATTATAGTAATGTAAACCAGATTACATCATTTGGTGCTGCTCAACCAATCTATACTGACTATAACAATACTGAGGTTCTCTTCCGTAAGAAGCGTTTAACTTCTTCTGAGGAAATCTTAACTTCTATTGTTAAGAAGATGGATGATATTGGGGATCAGTTTGATGGTATTGAGAAGCAATTCCCAATCACTGTTGAGGGTGAAACTGTAATCGTTAAAGATAACCAGTTATTGATTACTCTTAACGGTATCATTCAGTCTCCTGGTGTTTCTTATCAGATCGTTGGTGGTAACTTAGTATTCTCTGAGCCACCTAAACCACCTTCTAAAGTTAACTATAGAATCTTAGGCGTTACTCCAACTCCTATCTACAGAATTGCTCTTTATGATGGATTCGGTGGTACTAACTATGGTATCTTCCCAACACTAGGACAGCAGATTCAAGGTCAATTATCTGATACAGTTGCTACTGTTATTGATACAGGAACTAATCATTTAGATGTTATTAATCTAGTTGGTGGTACCTTTGATCTTAACGAGCAAATTAAGAGAGGAGAATTATTCGCTGCATTAGTTGAATCTGTAACTCTGCTTAATAGTCCTACTATATTCAGATTTGGTGAGGGACTTACTAACCTAGATGGAGACACTGCTTATGTTGAAGAGACCAACGTAGATGATCAAGGTGTTATTAATGATCGTATTGTTGTAAGTAAGACTTCAGGTACTCCTAGATTTGAAACTGGTATCTTTGACTTCAGACTTAATGAATTCATATATTCTGCCTCATCTAAGATAGCAGGCCAGATTACATACATTGCTCCTTACAGTGATCCAATTAATAATGAAGTTGTTGATGAATTGATCATTAACAAAGGAACAACTTTCCAAGGATTACTTTATGAGCGTTTAGTTAGTCTTGAGAATCCTAATGTCATCTTAGACGACATTTCACAGTCTTCTATCACTCCTACTGAGATTAATAATAGTGATGAAAGAATTAACGCTGACTTCCTTGATTTCGAGCAAGTTAGGACAACTGAGGTTACTTACAGTCAAGTTACTGGTGGAAACTTCACTTTAGGCGAAGTTATAAGAAATAAGAAGGTATTCTACGGAAATCCAATTTCTGTCTTCCATGCTAATGCTGCAAACAGATTCCTTGATGCAAAACGGAATATATCGAATAATAAGCAAGAAATCATCGATTTTGCAGAAGCACAAATTGCAATCGACCATCCTGACTATTATTTCCCTAATGACGTTATTACTAACTCTTGGAGTAGATTTAAGGATGCATATCGCCTAATTCAGAATAATAAGGCAATGATCGCTGGAATGGCGTTTGATGATATGAAGACTCAGTATCCTGGCTCTTCTATTCCTTCAGATGCGAAATGTAAGCGAGATCTCGAATATATGATCGATGCTATCTCAATTGACTGTTTTGCAGGTGGTAATGTCTATACTCGTAAATTTGTCCAACAATTCTTTACTGCTGAAGGTGTTTACCAACATGTAAACGCACAATCTGCTGAAACTCGTTTTGCCTTTGAAAAAGCAAAAGATAGAATGAAAGCAGCAGTTGCTAACCAATATTCAGGCACAATCAATGCTGTAAACTCTGGAGACTCTTGGACTGGTTATCAAGACCTTACAATCACTGCTGACCCTTCTCCTAACGATAATTACGGTACTCCTGGTTCAAACACTTCAAATACCGATGCTGACAATTGTTCTGATGTCCAAGCTGCAATTACAACACTTTGGGAGTTTACTGACGAAGCATTAAACAACTCAAGTCTAAATGACATTCCTGATGAAACTATTGGTACATACTCACCTCATCAAACATTATGTCGTAGAGATCTAGGATATTTCATAGATGCTATTGCTAACGACTTAGGATCTGGTGGACAGTATAATACAGTAGAATTCACTAAGAAATTCTTCGATGCTGCTGGTATCCCTCTAACTAACGGAATTGCTGGAGAAGAGGCACAAGCGATTACTGCTTTCCAAGCAGCAAGAGATTTGATGTATAGAGCGATTAATAACCTAATGTATTGGAAAGATCTTTCTGGGGTTGGATATAACCTTAATGATCCTACAACTTACTCTGGTGGTGTTGCTCCTGCTAATACTTACGATGCAAACTATGCATCTGGTAATAACCAAGATATTAACAATTGTGCCAACGTTAAGACCTATATCGGCACTTTAAGTGATATAGCGACTGTAGCATTCAATGCTGGTAATTTAACCAATGTTAATGCTCTAACAGTTACTGACGGCACATTCCAAGATAATGAGACAATAAGGACAACTAAGATCGGTTATAAGAATCGTTCTCGTGGATTATTCGTTATTGGCGATCAAATTAAAGGTATGACTTCTGGAGCACTATTTGAAGCTCTAGGATCTAATTCTGGTCTAAAATGGATATTTGCTGGAAATATTACTGGCACATTCCAATCTGGAGAATATATCACTAATAGTCGCTTAACTGCAACAAATTGCACTCAAAGTGTAATTGTTAAGAAAGCAGAATTGAATGGCACTAAATCCGTCTATTTACCATCTAATGCAATACTTAAGACTCCAGAAAGTCTAGATTTCGAGTTTGGCACTGGTGACTTCACTATTGAAGCATGGATACGTCCTGCTGCTAATGTTGGCACACAATACCTATTTGACTTCCGTCGCTTGAGTTCTACTCAAGGTTTGAATATCAGGATGGATGGTCAAGCAATTATGGTATATAACGGCACCACTCTAGGAATCAACAGTGGTAACGTAGTTGCAACAACTGGTACTTGGTATCACTTATCTGTTGTTAGAGCATCAGGTGTTACACAGTTATATGTTAATGGTGCACAAGTTGGATCTAACTGGGCAGATACTAACACATATCTCTATGCTGCTGCATCTGTTGGTATGGACTTCAACCAGACATCACATTGGGCTGGTCATATTGATAACTTGTATATTAGGAAAGGTACATCAGATCACTCAACAGGATTTACTCCACCAACTCAAGTTGATTATACACAAGATGGTATTGTATTAGGTATAGATGGTGAAGCACCTTTCATAATTTCAACTACTGAAGTATATGCAGAGTATAGTGGACAGAGATCTTCTAACGCTGCTGCTAAGAAAGTTGATTATGCTAATCTACTTACTATTATTGAGGACGTTGATTTAGGTCGTCAAGAGTTTAGAGACTGTGCTGATATCATTGATCTTAATGGTGCATGGATAGCAGAAGAAGCAGTTGGTAGAATGAAGGCTGCATTCTCAGACTTCACTATTAAAGGTGACGTACCTTCTGAAAACAGCTATGGTGGTACTGATAAGTGTATTAGAGATACTAAAGATTATATCTTAGGAGCACTTGTTAAAGACTTAAGAGAAGGTGGAAACTATCATACAATCTATACAGCAAGGACTTATCTAACTGTTGGTGGTGAGTTAAATTTCATCGGTAATGAGATTCTACAATCACTATTCACTTGGAATGAAGTTATTAAAATTTCTAAGGACGTTATAACAACTGTTAGCACAGAATTAACTGGTACTTATACTACCAGAATGAGAATTCCTAATAACTTCTCAACTCCTGCATCTGCTAATGTCCAGACTGAAATCACTACTTTAGGTGATGATCTTCTTAAGGTTATTGCACCTAACGATCAGAGATTTAGAGAAGGTGGATTCCAACTTTGGAAGAATAGAGATTATATTGCAGAAGAGACTGCTGGTTATATTCAGAATAAGTATGCAGCAGAAATCAATGGAACTAATTATGACTTCCTTGAGATGCCTGGATATGGAGAGCCATACTGTGTAAGAGATATCAAGGACTTTATCATTCCTGGTGTTATTGCTGACTTGGTAACTGGTGGTACATATCAGACACAATCTGTTATAGACAAGTATCTTGATGATCAAGGTAACATCCTTAATATTGAGCACGAAATAAGTGCAATGATGGATGCATTTGATTATGCCAAGATTCTTTGTATGAAGGCAATTAATAACCTTCTAATGTCTCCTGGTGAAACAGCTGATGGACTCACAGATAATGATGGTGTTGCATTAGGTCTTCCTGCATATGTCCAAGAAGAATACTTTGCTCCTGCTTATACAACTAGAGGTGCATATAGAGACTCTACTATTGTATTGGATACAGAAGGATATCCTCAAGCAAATAGATCTTCAAATGACAGATATCTAGATGCTGCTGAAAGTATCTGGACAAATAGACATCTCATTGCTAAGGAATGTGTCAGCATAATGAATGACCTTTCTAAGTATGAGAATCTACAAATTCCTGGTGGTCATGTTAACTGTGAAGATGATGTCATCGATATGATCGAGGCATTGGTACATGACATAAGATTCGATTGTAACGAGAAGACATATGATGCTGCTGCATTATATGTTGAGACAGAAAATAATTCACTTAAGCATATTGAGACTGAGTATGAAGCAACTATTACTGTAGTTAAGATCCTAAGAGATATTTGCACTATGGTAATGCGTAATGCATTTGGTAGAGATTATGTAGAAGGACATGAGCCAAGCTTGAAACCAGTTCAGACATATGAGCAAAACCCAAGAGATGATCTCTATTGGAAGTGTGGTGATGCTATAGATGGTAACATCCGTTATATTGCAGAGCAAGCAGTTGCTGCTGGATTACAACAGTATCCTGGACTATTGATTCCTGGTGGATCTGTTAACTGTGTGCATGACGTTACTGACATTTTAAGATCTCTAGTATTCAACCTTAAGTATGGTGGTAATAACTGGATGCAATATGCTTCTGAGTTCTATACAACATATACTGGTAATCTAGATCACGTTACTAACGCATCTAGTGAAACTAACTGGATCATTAATAAAGCGAAAGAGTATGCGATCCGTGCAATGAAGGGTCAGGTCATTACTAATGAAGCTGGTCACACTGTAGATCAAACAATCTATGATGCTGTCCCAAGACCTACAACATCAATGTTTAATTCTGGTACTGACGGTATACAGATTAACCAACCTAATAATATTATTACTAGATCATTCAAGTTTGGTGAAGATAAGATTTCTACAACTGATTCAGGCACTGGTTTAGTACCTGATGAAGATGCAGTATTCAGATTAGTTACTAAGTTACCTTCATCCCCAATAGATTGCTGCTTATTTGAAGCAGGTGATTCTAGTGCTGGTATCTGGATGGGTATCAGAGATGGTGGTACTTATTTTAGAATCCGTGCAGGTAATGGTGCTAATTCATATAGTGGTGGTGCTGCATATACCAGTGATACTGGATTAGCAATGCTTGATCTTCAAATAAGTAATCTATCAGCTTACTTTGATAACGGAGATCATGAGATAGTATTTGAGATAACAATTGGTGGTGCAGTTCAAGTTGGTCCTGGTGCTATTAAATTATGGATAGATGGTAACTTTATAACTGAGGCAACTACTCCTGGTGGTCAGAATACTGGTTTAGCAGGTGGTAGTGGTATATTTGCTTCTGCTAATTATGCTGGATTTGGATCCTCTGCTGGTTCAATAGTTGCTGGTGAATCTGCAACTGTTAACACATTTACAGTTAACGTTGGTCCTGCACCTACTATTGCTTATGACATTTCTAATGCAAAGTATGATAGCAGCACAGGTGATTTAGAATTAACAGTTGGATCACATAATCATACTGTTGGAACATATCTCAAGTTAGTCAGCAATTCGATTAACTTCACTTGTGATATGGATAATAACCAGTCAACTCATTCATATCCTAGATCTGGTGACCCTGCTGGTAATACTGCTATAGAAGTACTTAAAGTAGGATCTACAGAATGGACAGCTGATACTGCTTCATATAATCCTGAAACAGGTATGATGACAGTTACCGTTCCTGATCATGGAATGGCAGACTCTACAACTCATACTGCTAAAGATGCTGCATATGATCCTGATAGTGGTGTATTACAGATAAGTTGTGACGATCATGGATTTAAGACTGGTGATCAAGTTAAGATACACAATGGATCTATAATATTCACTTGCTCTCAAGATAACTATGCTACTAAGCACGGATATCCTAGAGCAAAGGATCCTGCTGGTGACCAGTGGTTATTAGTTGAAGAAGTAACTTCTAAGGACGTATTTAAAGTTAATGTTGGAATGACTCCTAGAGTGGAGTATAACGTAAGTGATGCAGAATATAATCAGATTGATGGAGAGTTAACATTAGATGTAGGAAACCATCGTTTCGTTGGTGCTACACACCATGTTGCATCTTATGCTGAATATGATGCAGAGAAAGGTCATTTGAAGATGACAGTACCTGGACATAAGATCACCAAAGGTGAGCAGATTCAGATTACTGAAAACTCCATGACATTCACATGCTCAATGGATAATCATTATACTAATCACGTTTATCCAAGACCTACTGATCCTTGTGTAGGTAACTGGTTAGATGTTGTTGAATCTGATATTCCTGGTGGCACATTTACAGTTAATGTTGGTCAGTCTCCTATCGTAGGATTCAACCCATCTGCTGCTACATTTAACGCTGAGACTGGTGCTCTTAATCTAGTAATTGGATCACATAGTTTAGCAGCTGGTACACATATCAAACTAGCACAAAACAGCTTACACTTTACTTGTGATATGGATGATCATTCATCTACTCACTCATATCCAAGATCTAAGGATCCAGTGCATAATGAGCCATTAGTAATTACTGCTACTGATTCAAATTCTATTACAGTTAACGTTGGTATCACACCTAAGGTAGAATATGATGTAGATGCTGCTACCTTCGATACTTCTACTGGTGCGTTAGTATTAACCACAGACAGAAAATCTAGTTTCCGTGATAGTAGTATCCACAGTATATCTGGTGCAACATATAATGGATCCACTGGTTTAATGAGATTAACTGTTGCCAATCATGGATTTGGTAATGGTGATTATGTTAAGATCGCTGATGGTGGAGTCACATTTACTTGTGACATGGATAATAATGCTACCAACCATGCATATCCTCGTTCTTCTGACCCTTATAGTAATAAGTGGATGGATGTCCGTAATGTATCTTTGGATGAGTTTGATGTATATGTTGGTAAGACACCTGAATTACCATTCACAGTATCTGATGCAACATACAATCCATCAAATGGTACTTTGATTCTTACAATTGGTGAGCATGATTTAGTAGTTGGACATAGTATTAAACTAACACAAGATTCTGTAGCATTTACATGTCTCTTAGATAATAATGTTACTACTAAGACATATCCTAGATCATCTGGATCTGCATATATCGGTAACAGTGGTGCTGACCCATTCTACAATAAGCCTATTACGATTGCAAACGTTACTGATACAACAATCGAGTTAAACGTTGGTATATCTTCAGATCTAACAACTCATACATTCATACCTAACACTGGTTTAACACCTACTGCTATAGATCATAACCCAGTTACAGGTAAGATGAAGCTTAGCATTCCTGGTCACAAATTACAAAATGGTGACTTCATCAAGATTGCTGACAATTCACTAACATTTACATGTGCATTAGATCTACATGTAACAGACCACACATATCCACGTTGCCACGACCCTGCATCAGGATCATGGTTAAAGGTTGAGAATGTAACTGGTAATGAGTTTGATGTCCAAGTATTAACAGACATTCCTCAGAGCAATACAACATTACATTTATTCAAGTCTGCTACACCTAATTGCATTACTACATCTGTAGTTAAAACTGGTGGTGTATATAACCACACTTATGTAACATCTACAGCAAACTGTTTACGTCATGCTGGCGACAGTGTAAGACTTAAAGATGATTCATTGACATTCACATGTAATATGGATGGACACTCTGCTCAAAAGACATATCCTAGAGCAGCAACTACATCTCATACTCCATCTGATGTTAAGTATGATCCTAATACAGGTTTACTTAAATTTACTCTTAATAATCATGGATTCCTTCCACACACATATATCAAGATTGCTGATAATTCATTAGCATTCAGTTGTAAGAAGGATACACATAGATTCACTCCATCTGCTGTTAATTACAATCCAACAACAGGTGATATGGTACTCGAATTTGGAGTATCTCATGGTTTGATTCCTAATCAGGATATGATTAAGATTTCACCTGAGTCAATTACTCTAACATGTGATTTCAATAGTGATGGTAATACAACTCCTAAATCATATCCTCGTGCAACTGGTGCAGCAACCTCTACTGGTCGTGACTATGCATACGACACATATTTGAATATTACCTCTGTAACATCAACTAGTATTACAGTTAACGTTAACGGTGGACAAGGTGCTGTTACAGATACATCAGTCCATAATTTCGTTTCTGCTGCTACTGATTGTATTACTGCTATAGATGTAAGTAGTCATTCATATCCAAGATCTTCTGACCCTGTAAGTGGTAAGTGGATAATGATTCAGGAATCATCCACACATACTTTCCAAGTTGAAGTATTAGATGTAATTCCTTCTACTCATACATCAGTCCATGCATTCTTATCTGCTGCTAACAATTGCATCACTCATAAGAAGGACTTCTTCTATGATACAAATATACCAATTCATGAAATTGGTAAGACAACTCATAGTCCCACAAGCGTAGCTTACAATCCTACAGCAGGTACTATGACAGTACAACTTGCTAATGGATTTACTGCTCCAAATACATACACTCCTAATACTGTAACCTTCTATCCTGCAACTGGTATATTAAGGGTTACTCAACCTGGTCATCCTATCAAGGATGGAGATAAGATTCTTATCACTGACAGTTCATTAACATTCAGATGTGATGAAGATAGTCAGGCAACTGATCACTTATATCCAAGATCTACTGACCCTGTTAGTGGACAGTGGTTGAAGGTATTCAATAGAGGTATCAACACATATGATGTCCAAGTTGGTAATCTATTCGGTCAGGCAGCTATCTCTAATAATACAACTCACGTTTGCACAAATATCGGTGCTGCTGCTATATGGCATGCAAGAGACTTTGTAATGATAGATGAGAATGCTATAACTCTATCATGCACTAAGGATCAGAATGCTACTAACCACACATATCCTAGAAGGACAGATCCTACATTCGGTCAGTGGTTACCTATTTCTAACGTAACTACTACACAGTTTGATGTCCATGTAGGTAAGTCTGGTATCAATGATGTATACGATCATACCTATGTTGACTTTGCATCTAATGGTCTTAAGAGACAGACTGGTACTGTCATATTAGATGTTGCTGCTGGTGCTATTAGTAACTCTGATGCTCATACATTTGTATCTGCAACAACTGGTGCATTAATAGGTGGTGGACAATACAATCATGAATTCGTACCATCTGCTCAAACTGCTACAGTAACTGATGCTGCATACAATCCAACAACAGGTTGGATGACCTTAACAGTACCTCATCATGGATTCATGGATGGGGAGAATATTCAGATTGCAAACAATTCATTAGTATTCACTTGCTTACAGGATAGTAATGCTACTGAGCATGCTTATCCTAGGACAAGCGACCCTGCTAGTCAGAATTGGTTAAGAATTTACAATACAACTGATGACACATTTGATGTCCATGTCCTTGATAAGGTACCTTCTACCAACCAGACTACTCACTTATTCAAACGTGCAACTGCTAATGGTATTACAAGAGCATCCATAGCTACTGGTGGTGATTATGATCATAAGTTTGTTGCTCCTCAACAATTAACTCCTACCAACGCTGCATACAATCCAACAACAGGTGTTATGACAATAACTGTTGCCAAGCATGGTATGAAGAATGGTACTAGAATTAAGGTACAGGATGGATTCGTAACATTCACATGTGATCAAGATGGTGATGCAACTAATCATGCATATCCTCGTAAGACTGATCCATATAGTGATGAGTGGATGAAGGTATTCAATGCGACTACTGACACATTTGATGTCCAAGTCCTATTCAATATTCCATCTACAAATACTACAACTCACGCATTTGTATCTGCAGTACCTAAGAGCATAACAGTTGCTTCCATGATGAAGGGTAACGACAGTGTTAAACTTGCTCCTGATGCTCTAACATTTACATGCTCAATGGATGGTAATTCATCTAATCATTCTTATCCAAGAGCAACTGACCCAGCATATAATAATTCACTTAGAATTATTGATGACGGTGTAACAAGACATAGCCCAACAGGTGCTACATACACACCATCAACAGGTGTATTAGCAATGACAGTTCCTAATCATGGATTCACTAACAATGACTTTATCAAGTTAGATGACTATGCATTAGATCTTACTTGTGATATGGATAATAACTCTGATAATCATGCATATCCTAGAGGCACAGATCCTATCAGTGGTAAGTGGGTACAAATTAGTAATGTATCTCAGAATGGTTTTGATGTTAATGTAGGCACAACAAGTGCTGTTAGTTACACACCTACAGATGTTGACTATACTCCAACTACAGGTGAGATGGAGATTAACATTGGTAATCATCCTCTTAAGGTTGGTCAGAGTGTTAAGATTGCAACTGGTGGTATAACACTAGAGTGTAGTCAAGATAACTATGGATCTACACATGCATATCCAAGAAATACAATTGATAACTTCACTCCAACAAATGCTGTATACAGTGGAGAGACAGGTTATTTAACAATTACATCTACTGGTCATGGATTAGATAATGGATCACTCGTTAAGATTGATGACAATGCAATAACCTTGCGTTGTGAAATGGATGGTAATACCGATGACAAGACTTATCCTAGATCTTCTGATCCTATCAGTGGTAAGTGGAAGGCTATCGAAAATGCTGACACAGATACATTTGATATCTTCGTTGGTAAATCTGAATTCAAGAGTTTCGATCCTCAGAATGTAGAGTATAACCAGTCAAATGGTAACATGGAAATTACTGTTGGTCCTGACCACGGTATTACAACTGCACATAGTGTCTACATTAATCGTGAGTCAATGACATTCACTTGTGCTCAGGATGGTTATTCCAGTCTTCATGCATATCCACGTCCTAATGGTACTGGTGGTGCATCTGGTGATGACCCTGCATATGCTGATGCTGTTGCTGTAACTGCTGTAACTGATAGCACTATAACAGTTAATGTTAACCCATCACCTTCTGGAGCATCTAACCATGATCATAACTTCGTACCTGCTGTAGGTTTAACACCAACTGCTATAACATATAGTGGTGTATCTGGTATTATGACTGTTACCTTAACTGGTCACGGCATGATCACAGGTGAGCAGATAATGTTTGAAGACAATTCATTGATCTTCACATGTAATAAAGATGACCATGCAACTGAGCATGCTTATCCTAGACATGGTGATCCTGCAAGCAACAACTGGTTAACAATTACAAGAATTGATGATAACAGATTTACTGTTAAAGTCTTAGATATTACACCTTCTACTAACACCTCTGCTCACACATTTAAGAGAGCAAATCCAGGTGCTCTTAAGAGAGGATCAATCAGAGCTGGTGGATCATTCACTCATACATTCCAATCATTTGCTAATAATGGACTTAAGGCTAAGAGAGATAGATCATACGATCATTCTATAGAAATTAAGAAAGTTGGTCATGCTAAGTATACTGCTGCTGGTGCTGCATACAATGCTACTACTGGAGTATTAACTCTTACTATTACTAACAACCCAGTATCTAATGGAGATAGAATTAAATTAGCAGACAATTCATTGGTAATGACTTGTGCTATGGATAATAATGCTACAGAGCATAGTTACCCAAGGGCAACTGACCCAGCACATGATAAGTGGTTAACTGTATCTAACGTATCTGGTAATAACTTTGATGTCCAGATTGGTACTACACCTCGTGCTAACTACCTAGTCTCTGCTGCAACATATGAGCCTACCACTGGTGAAATGACAATGACCATTGGTAATCATAACTTCAGAGGTGGATCAACTCATACAGTTACTGATGGTGCTTATAATCCTACTACAGGTCTTATGACTCTCACCATTGCTAATCATGGATTCACTATAGGTGACAGAATCATGATGACTGATGAGTCAATTCAATTCAGTTGTGGATTTGGTGGTGCTTCTGGTAATGATGCTATTAAGGCATATCCAAGATCATCTGACCCAATCAGTAATACTTGGGTACCAGTTACTAACATAACTCAAGATACATTTGATATTCAGGTCTTAGCATCTACACCTTCTACTAACACTGACGCACATACCTTCCACAGTGCTGCACCTAATGGAGTTAAGGTTTCTCATGAAGCAATCTTTATTGAAGAGAAATCATTAGTATTCAAGTGTCTTGCTGACTCTAATGGTAGTGAGCATAAGTATCCACGTCCTAATGGATATGGTGGTGCTTCTGCTGATGACCCATACTATGATACAACAGTACCTATTATATCTGCTACTGATACTACTATTACTGTTAACGTTGGTATATCATCTAACACAACTCAGCATACATTTGTAAGATCTGAAAATGCATTCACTCCAACTGGTGCATCATTCGTACCTGGCACAGGTGTATTGACAGTAACTATTCCTAGTCATCCATTTGCTAATGGAGATAAGGTACAAGTTAAGAATGAGTCATTCACCTTTACATGTGCTGAAGATGGTGGATCAAGTAACCATGCTTATCCAAGAGTAAGTGACCCTGCATCTCAGAATGCTTGGTTAACTGTATCTAACGTATCTGGTAATACTTTCGATATTAACGTTGGTACTTCTTCTAACACTACAACGCACACATGGGTATCTTCCTTAGACGGTGCAATTATCAGAGGTGTTGTAAGGGGTGGTGGTGAATACACTCACGCATTTGTATCTGCTGTTGCTGATGGAATCCACTGGGAGAATTCAACAATTACTGTTGATGTAGGTGAGACTGTTTCTGGTAACCATACACATAGATTTGCTTCTGCTACATCTGGTGCTATAACTGCTGGTGGTAACTACACTCATACATTTGCTTCTGCGAAGCATAATTCATTACATCATCAGAGTGGTAAGATAACTCTTAACGTTAATGTTGCTGCATCTAATAACCAATATGACCACTCATTTGTAAGTGCAGTACCTGGTGCTGTTATTGCTGGAGGTAGTTACAATCATACATTTGTATCTGCTGATGAAGGTGGAATAGAGAAAGCAAATGATTATGTTTACATAGATGATTATGCATTAGGGTTCTCATGTGATCTTGATCATCATGAAACTACTCACTTATATCCAAGACCTACTGACCATGCAAGTAATGAATGGTTAGCAGTATCTAATGTAACTACTGACTCATTTGATATACAAGTACTTTCAGGTGTCCCATCTACCTTTATAGGATCTCATACATTTAAGTCATGTAAGACAGGTGGTATAAGGATACAGGATGGCACAATAATGCTTAATGTTGGTAAGTCACCAGCTGGCGATACACATCAACATACATTTGTAAGTGCTAATACTGGAGCATTGATACAGGGTGGTAACTATAAGCATAACTTCGTAAGTGCTCTATCCAATTGTATAACAAATACCAATAACGGAGACACATTTACACCTACTGATGCATACTATATTCCTACTACTGGTCAATTAACCTTGACAGTTGTCGGACATAATTTAAGCACAGATGATACAGTTATAATTGATAGCAATGCTCTAACATTTACTTGCTCTCAAGACCAGAATGCTACTAACCACACATATCCTCGTGTAACTGATTTTGCTGACGGTAAGAAATTACACGTACAACAATCTAACTCATGGGCATGGCCTGCAAGTGATTTAGATTACTATAGAAATAGATTAGTATCTAATGATTACACAGGTAATGAAGGACAGAATGTAGAGAATGAAATTGGTCAATTAGTCCAAATGGTTACTGACGCTATTAGTAATCCTAATAACGTTGCTGGTAGATCATATGATATGCCTATCATATGGCCTGTTAAGTATACACCTGAAATTGCTGTAAGGGATCTTGGTATTACTTACGACTTTAGTGGTGGTGGACAAGATTCTAATGGTACATGGAATCAAACTTGTGCTGAGAGTGCATCTGCTATTAATACTCTATTAGATATCTACATTGAAACTATTAACGAGGCAGTTAATAATTCAGCAAATTATCTTGTTAACAGTGTAACTAAGACATTCCCATTCAATAGTAATACTCAGTATCAATCAGGTACTTGCTATAACGTAACATCTGCAATTGATACTCTCTTCGATATTATGTCCGATACTCTCGGTGGTGGAGAAACTAATAGCATGAATATTGCTAATATGATTCTCTTCAATCAGCAAGCAATTGCGTTGAGAGCATTTGGTGATACACAAACTAACTATCCAACTACTAATCTAACAATAACATTTGCTGAGAATTGCTTAAAGGCAGTACGTTATGACTTAGTAACTGGTGGTAATGCTGGTGCATTCAGAATGACACAAGAGTGGTTTGATGGTGAAGGTAATTTCATAGCATTCCCAACAGTAACTAGATCTCATTTACTATTCTGTTTAACAAGAGTTAGAGAATATATTAAGAGTGTCATGTATCTTGTTGGTACTGATAGTGTTTGGGATAACTTTGATGTATATCAGAAACCAGAAAGACTTGAATGGAATCAGGAAGCAGTCGAATTTATGATTGACTCTTCACTCAACCCAATTGAGTACTCTCTAGAGATGTCTAAATTCCCAACAAATGCTAGTGTCCAGTTTATACCAAGCACTGACGTTGTTAACCGTCTGACAAGATATGAGACAGGTTGGGATTACAATACTGACCCTGCTCTTGTTACTCTAACTCCTGAAGTAAGAGTTGGATTTGATCGCTCTGAATATAGAATAAGAATTAACCGTGCTAACCAGTTCCGTCGTGGTGATGTATTAAGTTACATTCCTGCATCTGATACTTCATTGACAGGTTTAACAGGACAAACATACTTCTACTGCTTAACTGCTACTGCTCAGTGGTTTGAGATTGGTGCTTCATATATCCATGATGGAAGATTCAGGATATTACAAGTAGACTCATCTAACGACGGTGCACAGATAATGCAGGTCGTAAGAAGAAGTGGTATTACTAGATCTGCATCTACATATCCTTCTGATGATTCAGCATGTCCTATACAGGGTGGAATGAATCCTGCTGACGTGATCTATGGAGGTACTTCTGGTGCTGCTGCTGAGGTCGGCACAGTCCAAGAGAACGTAGCATCTATACGTCAGATCTATAAGCATTTTGATGTTGGTACTGTATCACAGACAACTCCTGGTGTATCTGATACTTACACAAACGGTGAATCAGTTGTTGTCCAAGGTGCAACTGCTAATAACGGCACAATGCTACAAAGCACACCTGCACCTGCTGATACTGCAATATCATTCTTGAAATTGCATACAATCGCTGGTACAATCAACGTTGCTGATGTATTAGAAGGTGCTGATAGTGGCACAACTTCTACTGTTACTGCTGTTACAGATAGATTCTTGATTAACGTTGAGAGAGGTGCCTTCGCTACAGGTGATTGGTTCTTCGCTAAGGATGCAACCACTGAAGGTTACATGGATGAGTATGTAAGTAAGTCTGGTGCTCTAACTGGTAATGATGGTGGTCGTATCACAATTGATGTTGAAACCATTGAGTCTCCTTGGGTACCTGGTGACATTATCTACGGTAGTGTTACTGATTACATCTTAGACATTAAAGGTATCGCTGGTACACAGTTACAACTTAACCAGTATATACATGGTCGCTATACACTAGAGTTAAATCTTGGTCCTGCTATCGTTGACACTGGTATTACAGATACATTCAGAGTCGGTGATGAAGTATCACTACTACAAGGTACTTTACAGAAAGATCCAGGATTCACTGCTACAGTAACCCAGTATATTAATGGTTTAGAACTTGATAATACTGATCCTAACTACGGTATACACAAACTTTGGATTGGTAGTATACAACCTGTAGGTGTTGGTGCTGACGTATCTGAGTTGACTGTTGGTACTAACAATATTGGTAAGGTAGATATTGGATCTAACTTCCCAACCATATACGCACAGGTAACATCATACACTGAAACAAATTACTCATCATACGCTAAGGTTGTTGCTATAGATCAACAAGGTATTACTGCTACCATCTGGGTAGAGGATGCTGTTGGAAGTCTAATGGACAATATGACCTTAGAATCTGACTTCGGATGGAGTGCTGCAATTTCACAAGCTCGCACACTAGACGGTAGAGTAGATCGTTACTTCAGAGGATTTGATGGCACACAAACTATATTTGACTTAACCATCTCTAATGGTGAAGCATACTTCCCAGATCCTGCTGGTCACTTACTAGCATTCGTTAATGGTATTCTACAGCCTCCTGGTGGTAACCAGTCATACGTTGCATTCTCAGATAAGATTCAGTTCGCTGAGCCTCCTGAGGTTGGATCACAATTCATTGGTTACTACGTTGGTAAATTACGTCAGTTAGATGATATCTCCTTCGAGTTTGACTCATTGAGATCTTCATTCAACCTTAAGCGTGGTGGATTATTCTACTCACTAACACTGACTGAAGGTGTTTCATCTAACGTTATCCGTCCTGAGAATAACATCCTAGTTTCACTTAACGGTATTATTCAGGAACCAGGTAACGCATACGAGATCGTTGGATCACGTATCATCTTCGCTGAAGTCCCACGTGCGGGATCAACCTTCGTTGGTTTCTCATACATTGGATCTGACGCAGACGTTATCGCAGCAACAGTCGTACCACCAGTTGAAGCTGGTGATAGACTAGACATAGACGGTGAGGAATTTGCTCGTGAGGTTGCTCTAATTGAGTCTTCTAACTCATTAATCACATTCGAGTACACTGGATCTGTTAAAGGTAGAAACGCTGCTGCTATATCAGAGATCACTTATGGTCAAATTATTAATGCAACACTAACCAGTCCTGGTGATGGTTATACTTCACGTCCTAACGTTGACGTTATATCTTCCTCTGGATTTGATTCACGTCTTAAGGCATTGATGGGTATTACAAGAATTGATGTTAAGACTTCTGGTCTTGGATATTCACTTCCTGTTGTTGCAATCGATAATGTAGTCCCAGATGATTACACAGAACCAGTTGGTGGTCCTATTAACGGTGGATTTGACGTACTAGCAGGTGAAGGAGCTGAATATCAGGATGGTAGCACTGCAATCGATCCTGGCACAATTGCTATTGTAATCGACCCAGTTAACGTAACAGTTAACCAAGGTCAGACTGCTGGATTCACAGTCGTATCTACTGTAACTAACGGTCAGACAATGAATTATCAGTGGCAGAAAAAAGAGTATGGCACACAGACTTGGAGCAACATTATTGGTGCTAACCAATCTACATTCCAGACAGTATCTGCTGCACAGGCAGATGATGGTGATGAGTATCGTGTAGCAATAACTGCTGCTGGTGCAACTCCTGTCTACTCACTATCTGCAATCTTGAGTGTCCAGACTGGTGCCACAATCATAACTGGATTCACACCTAATATTATCTTCGACGATATCTAAATAATCTCATGGCAGCAACAGCATCATTTAACAACGCAACAAAGGTAATTACAGTAGCATCGGATTCCCTCCCTGCTCCTGTATCTTTTGGTACGTTCCCAAATGACAATAATCCCAATACAGTTACCGAACAGGATTTCGATCATGACTTCTTATACCGTGGAGGAACATTTGGAATTACTCGCACATTTGATAATAATCAATATACGCATGACGGATACCTTAGAACCATTTCTATCTCCGTAAATGATCTCGTATTGTTTACTAACAATCAAATAGATGAGGGAGACCATATACTATTCGTTTTTAGTGATGGATTGAAGCAAAGGTTTATCTACAAAGGTACTACATTTACTTCTATTGCTGGTGAGTGCTGGTTATCATCAGATAGTCAGTTAGATTTAATAGTAGATACACAAGCAACTACTCCTGTAACTGGTACCTATGAATATTATGATCAAAGAAACGGAAGAACTGATACTCCACTAGGTGCAATTGGTATTGCTGCTAATGGTGTTTCTATTTTTAACCCTTCTGCTGGTACTGGATTGAATCCACCATCAGGTTTTAGTTGGGTTGCTGCTGGAGACATACCTTTTGTTGATTCTGGAGAAGATTCTTGTGGTGGACACCCAGAACAGAGTGGTCAATATCACTATCATGACCCACATTTCTTAGATTGTTGGAAATCTGGATCATCAATAGCAAGTTATAACGACTATTATGGGTCAACTCAGTATAATGGTAACAATATTCGTCATCCTGACGGTCATTCTAAGATGATTGGCATATCATTTGATGGATTTCCCATCTATGGACCCTATGCATATGATAATAATTGGAATAATCTGAGTGGAACTAGGACAATGAGGACTTCTTTTGCTGTCAAAGACACAGAAGCACCTGGAAGACCTGATTATGGTAGCACTTCAGACAATCCACCTGCTGGAACACTCATGGAAGACTATGAGTATGTCGATGGAACTGGAGATTTGGACATTCATAACGGTAGATTTGGTGTTACACCCGAATATCCTGATGGAACCTATGCTTATTTCCTTACATTAGACCCAGAGAATTTAGATAATGTTAAGTTTCCTTTCATTATTGGTAGTAAAACTAGGGAACTTATTGATACAACCTTCACAGTAACGCCTGTAGCTGGCGGTGGAGATGGAGGAGGTGGTGGAGATCAAGGTCCACCTCCAACATTACAGTTTACATTGCAACCTACCAATGTAACAGTCAATGCTAATGAGACTGCTACCTTTAATGTCACTGCTCAAGTATTACCTGAGGATGGACCAATGACCTATCAGTGGTATAGATCTACTGATGGTGGATTTGCTTTTGCTGCTATCACTGGTGCTACAACTAATACCTATTCAATATCTGCGTTATCGTATATGACTGGATATAGGTATCGTTGTAGGATATCTGGTCCTATAGGAGCACCACAGGCAGCACAAAACTCTCCTCTAGATTCACAACCAGCTTTATTAACAGTAACTGGTAGTGGTAGTGGTGGTGATACTGCTAATCGCTTCGATAGCACTAGCAGCACACTAGACTCTACATCACAAACCTTCGATGGCACCTAAATAACCCTGTAGAACACTGTACCCATGGCTAAACAAACACTCAGTATCGGATCGTCGGCAAACGACGGGACTGGAGACAGTCTCCGAGATGGTGCTATTAAACTGAATAGCGTCATTAATGAATTATATGCTCAACTTGGCAACGATACCAACCTTCAGATCAATGTAACAACCCCTTCGACTGGACAAGTCCTGAAATGGAATGGTGCTCAGTTTGTAGAGGGTCATGTTGATGCGTTAACAGCAGATTTAGATGTTGCTGGATTCGATATAACTTCGTCGGCAAATGGTGACGTAGAAATTAAACCAAATGGTAGTGGAGACATTAAGTTTTGGACAGGTGGTACAGGTTCTGCCCTAACTTATGTTGATGGTGCTGATGGTAAGTTAAAGTATAGTAATCATTTTCCAACTGTAGGAGATCTTCCTGAGAATATTGCTCATCATGGTATGTTTGCATATGTATCTGGTGATACTACAGCGAGAGTTGCAACAGCTGGTGGTTGGAAGAAGATTATAGGTGAAGATCATAGTCTTGGGGATCTTGGTGATGTAGATATGACTGTTGGAGGTGGTCCTTCAGACGGTCAAGTTATAAAATGGAATGATACTAATAGTAAATGGGAGCCAGCTAACGACGATTCTTCAGGTGGAGGTGGTGGAGGTACTACTCAAAACCTATTTGAGGGATTCACTGCTGATACTGGTAGTACTACTGCTAGTGCTGCTACTGATGTATTAACTGTTGCTGGTGGTACTGAAATCTCGACTACAATCGTTGGAGACACCCTCACAATAGACATGACAGGGGCACTTGGTGACGCAAACCAAAATGCATACGGTGTAATTGGTAGTGATTCTGGAAGTAAGACTGCAAGTAGTGCAACTGCTACTATTAATGTAATTGGTGGCACCTCAATTAGCACTGCTGTATCAGGTGACGACCTAACGATCACCAATGATGCACCTAATATAGTCCAAGAAGTTTATAAGACAGTTACTGGTGATTCTGGTACAACAACTGCACAGTTGTCAACGTCTTCTCTTGCTATAGCTGGTGGTACTGGTCTTGCATCTGTTGTAACTTCTAACACAGTTACCCTTAATGCTGACTTCTACCTCAGTGGTGGAGCAATGGAGGGTGATAACGTTGTATATAATGGCACATCATGGGATCCAATCGAATCTCCTTGCCTTAACCTTATAGTATCTGCTACTGGTAACAGTGCATATAGATTCTCAGGTAGTGGTGTCAATACTACAACAGATAATCCTACGATATATGTTTATCGTGGATTTACATATAGATTTAACAATGAAACAGGTGCTGCACACCCATTTGCTTTAAGAACTACCTCAGGTGGTGGATCTGTAACTGATGGTGTTAGTGGATCACAAGAGGGAGTCCAGTTATGGACAGTCCCACAATCTTTATCTGCTGGTACAACATATGTTTACCAGTGCACAATGCATCCAGCAATGGTAGGAAACCTTACAGTAGTCTAATATGGCAAGAACAGTCCCTGGTAGTGGTGCCCAAATAGTCCCAGTATTCAACAGTTTATCTGGGGTCAGGGATGTCTTTGTCATTAATAAAGGCAGTGGATATGATGTTAATGATCCACCTAGACTGCGTATTGAGAATTGTGGCACACCAATTAGAGATGCAGTGCTTAGAGCAGTCATTGAGGGAGACCTTGGTGAGATAACTGCTGTAGAAGTATTAGATCCTGGTGAGGGATATGATCCATTACGTTTAATCATTGAAGATGAAGCTTCATCTAAAGATGCAGCAGGTAACATATACCTTAAACCTGATGGTGGTTTAGATTTCATACAGATGACTGTCCCAGGTGACGGTTATTTTGATGCTACTGCTCGTATTGAGGGTGGTGGTGGATCTGGATCTGAATTGGTACCAATCACAGGATTGATAACTGGTCTTGCTATTGAGCAACCAGGACGTAACTATACTGAAGAAGATGTTAACATCATTATCTCAGGTGGTGGTGGACAGGGTGCAACTGGAGTTGCTGCTGTTAATCAATTTGGTGAAGTTACATCTATTACATTAACTAATCAAGGTGAATTCTTTGAAGAGCCACCACTGATTCAACTCATTAAGGGTGGTGGATCAGGTGCTACTGCTGAAGCATTCATTAACCTTGGTGTAATTACAAATATTGACTTACTGACTGGAGGTGGTGGATATACAGATCCTCCAGAGGTTATCTTTACTAGAGATACTAACCTAATAAGAGAGGCAAGAAATAGACAGTCTCTTAACTCAGTACTTTATAACCTTGCTGGTATAGTAGCAAACGTCTCATCTGGTACAACAACCATATATGTTGAAGATACCAATCCATACGCAGGATCTGGTAAGGTGTTGCTCGGAAGAGAATTAATTAGATATACTGGTAAGACTGCTACTTCTCTCACAGGATGTGATAGAGGTACAAACTTCCGTTTTGACCAGAAAGTCATCCTAGATAATTTACAGGATGATGCTAATACTGGTTTAACACAGTATTCATTCCAAGTAACAGACAAAGTAAGACGTGTAGTTGAGAGTTCAACTAACCGAGTTGCTATTGTATATGACTGGGATGTTGCTAACCGAGCATTATATCTTGTATTTGAAGTTGACGAGTTAGCATTTATTGATGGTGGTAGATCTAATGAGAAATCTAAGATCATCGCATTTGTCGCTGGAACTGCTGGAGCATCAGGCACAGGTGTAGCACCACACGTACTAGTAGAATCTGAGGGTAATGATATTGTTGCATTCACTGATCCATTAAGTGCAATTCTTAATAGAGTATTTGAAGATAATGATGAAGAGTACACGGATGCGAATGGTGTACAGCAATTTGGTGATGGTATTATCGACCTTGTTAACACTGGTACTGAGTTTGAGAATCAAATTAACTTAGATGGTGGTATAGCATCATCTAAATATGGTATTGAGGAGACACTTGGTGGACAGAATACTACTCTATTCCAACAAGGTGATCAGATATATGATGGTAATGCAACTCCTCTAGTAGCAACTATACAGGGTGCTGGTGCTTTAGGTGATGGAGACGCACATCAGTCACTAGCATCATTGACTGTTACGTTAACTACTGGTACTACATTTACTGCTACTGAGCAAGTAGAAGGTTTGACTACAGGACTGACTGCAACAAGCAATGCTGCACCTGAAGCTGAAGGATCTGACTATATTATCTCTGTTAAGGACATTGTAAGCAATGATCCAAACTTCAAGTTTAATAAAGGGGAGTTACTAAGGGGTAATGGATCAGGTGCTCAGGCAACTATTAAAGCAGTTGAGTATACAACATATCTCAGAAATGAGGATGATTAACCCCTATAAATATAAAGAAGGCAATCGCTAGACATGGCACTATTAACCGACCAATTTAGAATCTTTACTGCCGAAAGGTTTAGAAAGGCACTTGAGGGACCAAACCCAACACAGTCAGACCTGGAAGCTGGTACTTCTAGGGATCGCCTTTATGTATTCATAGGCAGACCACAACCGTGGGATAATGAGAATGCACCTCCAGACCCAGTAGATTCATTCCAAGAATTTTCGGATGACTATTCGGACATGATCTCCCTGAAGAGAGTATTAGCAAATGATACTATTCAGGTAGTCAGGCGTACCGACTGGATTCCCCCAGAGCAAACCACTGGTGGATTGGGTTACGTTTATGATATGTATCGTCATGATTACTCCTCGACTAAAACTGCATCATCGGGTGCGACTAAACTTTACGACTCTGATTTCTACGTTGTTAACTCGTCGTATCAGACT